CCTACTGGAAACCTTACTGGAATTCCAACAACATCGTCCTTTGGTTCAACCGAGTTCCAAATTCAAATTGAAAAAGTAATTAGAGATGAGTTTACCGGATGGTCTGTTGGTGTTCTTGAGACTTTGGATAATGTCAATTCCTTTATTGATGGAACAAGAACAGACTTCCCATTAGTTAGAGCTGGACAAAACATTGCAATTATGAAGTCTAAGGGATCTAAGATCGAATTAGATCACCTTCTTCTCATTTTTGTAAATAATATATTACAAAAACCCAAAGTTTCATATGAATTTGAAGGAGGTTCTTTAGTAACGTTTAAGGAAGCACCAAAGGTTGGTGATGATATTAAGATTGTATTCTATAAGGGAAGTGGAGACAATCTTGATGTTATTGATAGAGAGGTTATTGAAACGATCAAGTATGGTGATGAAGTAACACTAAATTATGATCAAGATAGAGGTCAAAAGTCTTATTTACAAGAAAATGCAAGAACAATAAGCACAGTTACTTCAATAGATTCTGCAAAGACTCTTCCATATTATGGACCGGGCAATACTAGGGATACAAATTTAGAAAGACCTATTACATGGTGCAGACAGACCCAAGACAAGATTATTAATGGTCAAGAAGTTGGTAAAGATAGGGAAATTTATGAACCAGTGATTACTCCATCTGCAAATATAATTAAATCTGTTGGTATTGGATCTACCGTCATTTATGTTGATAGATTAAGACCTCTGTTTAATCTTGAAAGTGAATCTCAAGATGCTTCATTTAGAAATGCTGTACAGAAACAAATAACATTTATTTCATCTAAAGTAACTGTTGCGGCTGCAGCAACTGCTGTAGTTTCTGCTGCGGGAACCATATCTTCTGCAGTTATTTCTACTGGAGGGGTTGGTTATTCAACAACTCCTGAAGTGAGTATTGGTATAGGATCTACGAGAGCAACTGCTACCGCCATTGTTAGTGGTGGAGTTGTAACTGGAGTAGCAATCAGCAATCCAGGTGCTGGATATACCACATCAACTCCACCAAGTGTTCTTATCGCTCCTCCAACACAAGAAACAGAAACCTGCAAGGTCTTCTCTTATTCTGGAGATTCTGGTGTTGTTGTTGGATTTGGAACAACATCGATTGGATCAATAAATGAACTTATCTTAGAATTCCACATCCCATATGATTCTGTATTGAGAAACACCGATTTGGTTGGTTCTGCAACAACATTGAGTGGAATATCTACTGGAGATTACTTTACCATATTTAATTCTAATGTCTCTATTGGGGCAACTGGATCACCTCTCACATCTTTTGATACCTCCAATAACATAATAGGAATTACAACATCATACATTGATTCAGTATTCCAAGTAAAATCTGTACAGATAGTTTCTAGAAGTATTGGTGGAATATCTACCAATGTTGTAAGAATAAATTCTGGAGTTACTGGAGTATCGACCATTGGTTTTAGTTCAACTACAGAATTCTTTGATTCTACAAACTTTACTTTTGATGATTCTGGTATATTGACTTTTGCTGGTGGAATATCTACATCAAATTACTTCGCTGAATTTAGTTGGGGTAAACTTATACTTGATGCTAGAGATAAACAACTATCGCATGAAGCAAGGACTTTGAACGGATTCTCTGGATTATCAACTTCAGATTCAATATCTAGAACAAGATACCTTAGATTCAAAAACAATACCCATTCAATATAAATATTTTTAAACCCAAAGAATAATGGCAAGACAGGGAATAGGGACGGGTACATTACCCAACGATGGAACAGGCGATACCTTAAGAGCTGGTGCTGCAAAGGTTAATGATAACTTCTCCGAAATTTATACTTATTTTGGAGATGGTAACAATTTAACCTTTACTGAAGGTGGTGTTGGTATCAATACCGTAGGTGGTTCTGCTGGAACTGGCGCTACTATCCTTGACTTTCGTGGACCTGGGATTTCGGCAGTTACTGTTAATTCTGGTATTGCTACACTCCTTATCACTGGAGGAGGTGGCAGTAGTGGTGTTATAGTTCAAGATGAGGGTAGTACATTACCAACAACTGCCACTACATTGAACTTTGTAGGTAGTGCAGTTGCTGCAAGTGGAACTGGAGCAACTAAAACTATCACCATTGCTGGAGGTGGTACTCCTTATACTAATAGTGACGTTGATACACATTTAAACGTAGGGTCTGCAACTACCAATCAAATTTTAAGTTGGACTGGCAGTGACTATGCATGGGTTGCTGATCAAACAGGTGGTGGTGGAAGTGGAATTGACACTAGTGATGTAAGAACAAACTCCTTAGAAGTTTATACTGGCGTAAGTACATTCGTTGGTTATGCAGCTACCTTTGCTGCTCAATTCTCTGGCAATATCTTCATTGATGCTGGTGTTTACGCAATGTTTGGTAACACCATTGATAAGTTCTCAATCAGAAATACTGTAGGAAAGAGTCAATTAATTAGTGGACAGAATGGTGGAAACGTTGAAATTCTTTCACAGCAAAGTGGAAGTGTAATTAAGATTGGTAAGTACTCTGGTGGTGCAAATGACATTGCACTCTTTACTGTTGATGCTGGTGTTGAACTTTTCCATAATACTGCGAAGAAGTTTGAAACCCTTGGTACTGGTGTAACCGTATTTGGAACAACTGATACTCAACAGATATATGTTTCTGGTGTTTCTACATTCATAGGTAATGTTACCTTTGGAAATACTGTTTTCCTGGGTAATAATGATACAATGAATTTTGGTAATAATAATGATTTACAATTATATCATACTGCAGTTCATGGTTATGCTGTCAATAATACTGGAAACTTTTATCTGACTGGTGGTACTAGTGGTAACGTCACCATCAGAACTTACAATAAAGATTCTCTTGTTGCAAATTTAAATGGTTCAGTTGATCTTTATCACAATAACTCCAAGAAATTTGAAACCACTGGATATGGTGTTTCTGTTTATGGTGATGCACGTGTCTCTGGTATCCTTACAGTTGGACAATCATCAGTCACTATTAACGGAACTACAAATGAGGTAGTTGTTGGAGCTGGTGTTACTATTCAGGGTAATACTGGTATTGTAACTGCTACTGAGTTTGATTCTCATCGTCTTCGTATCTCCAAAAATAACGCAACAATTGCTGGAACTTCAGGAACTACTGGTGATATTAAGTTGATTGGCGGAGCTCCATTTTTCTATGATGGAACTTTCTGGAGAGAGTTTGTCCTTTCTTCTGGAACACCAGTATCAGTACCTGAAGATACTGAATGGGATAATACTATTTTTAGAAATGACTTTGATACTTCATTGACGGATCAAAGATTTGGACAAACAATTTATTCTGGTACTAATAATGTTGATTTGGTTACATCACCAGTTAAGATTGGTACAAAATCAGCAAGAATTGGATATCCAAACAATGGAGGTTTGTTGTATTCAAAGAGAAGTGAATATGATTTTACAGGTGAATGGACTATAGAAGGTTGGTTCTATCTGGATGGAAATCCCACTGGATCAGGAATAAATGCAACACCATTAGTTTTTCACACATACCAGCATGATTTCACTTTTGGACTTGCTGTAGACTATTTAAACGGCGCTCTTGATTTTAGATGGTGGAATAACCAATCCTCTACTCATTCTTATTCACAAAACACCAATGGAACTTACTTAGGAGCATACAACACCGGCATCCTTGATGGTGTATGGTGTCATATTGCTCTTACTAGGAACGCAACAACTGGAGCACTTCACCTCTTTGTAAATGGTGTTGAGAGTACTGGTACTGTTTCAAATCAAGTTGTTGATAATGATATACCAGCATTCCAAAATAGTTATGAACTTACTTTTGGAAAAGCTAAATTAACCAGTACTGATACTCTTTACATGGATGGATTCATCGATGATATAAGAATATCTACTGTTGAGAGATACACATCTAATTTCACCCCACCAACAACTGCATTACCAATTACTGGTACTGCTGGAACAACATATGTACTCCCAGGTAGTTATCAAGGTGAAGTTGCACTTGGAACGACTACTGCAACTTGGACGGGAGACACAGGAGTGACTGCAAGTCGTGTTGCTGCTGGTCAATATAGAATTACATTTGCTAGTAACTATAATAACTCCACCGATTATGTCATTAATGCCACTATGAATGATCATGTACCAGTAACCACAGCTATTGGTATTGGTGTTAGTAGATTTACTACCCATGCTGATTTATTTGTGAATAGGATAAGTGATGGTGTTGGTATACAATCAGGTGGTCTGGCAGTAGATGTTCAGAAAAAGTGATCTTTATCCTTAATAAATAACAAAAAAGTCCTAATAAAATGGCAGCGATAATTACTGACCAAGTAAGAATATTAAACGCAAAGAATTTTGTTGCGGGAATTGCTAATGCTAGTAATTCCTATTATTCTTTCATCGGGTTACCAAACTCAAACGATTATTCTTCTAGTTGGAATGATTCACCTCCTGCACCGAAAGATAATTTCGATCAGGAGAATGATTATTGGAATACAATGATCGCATTGAAGAAAATTAACACTGATGATGTAAGGCAAGTCATTCCAAAGAGAATTTGGTCTTCTGGAACAACTTATGACATGTATCGTCATGACTACAGCAGATCAAATACAGCTCCTGTTTCTGGTTCTACCAATCTATATAATTCAAACTTTTACATATTAAATAGTGACTATAGAGTTTATATTTGCTTACAAAACGGAACAGATCCAGAAAATACTTTAGGTAGACCCTCTCTTGACGAACCAACTTTTGTTGATTTAGAACCAAGATCAGCAGGAACTAGTGGGGATGGATATATCTGGAAATATCTCTATACTATCAAACCCGCAGACATTGTAAAATTTGAATCAACTGATTTTATGCCAGTGCCCACAGATTGGAGCACTTCTAACGATACTGCTGCTGTAAGAGATAATGCAGTAGATGGATCTATTAAAATTGTAACCACCACAAATCGTGGAGTTGGTTTAGGAACAGCAAATCAAACATATACTAGAGTTCCCATTTCTGGAGATGGTATTGGTGCAGAATGTACTGTCACTATTGACGGTGATAGTAAAATTGGAGAAGTAACTATATCTGCTCAGGGATCTGGTTATACTTTTGGAAATGTTGATCTTGTTGCAGGTGGCGTTCCAACAGGAACTACTAGACCAACTTTTGATGTTATCGTTACTCCACAGGGAGGCCATGGAGCAGACATTTATAGAGAATTGGGTGCATATAGTGTATTGATGTATTCAAGAATTGAAAACGATAATGAAAATCCAGATTTTATCACGGGAAATCAATTTTCAAGAATAGGAATCGTACAAAACCCAGAATCTCCAACTTCAAGTAATATTTTAACATCTGACAAGGCAAGTGCTGTAACTGCTTTGAGATTAGTTGGTACTGGATATAGTGAGGCAACTTTTACTGCAGATTCCTTCGTTACTCAAACTGTAGGAACTGGTCAAACCGCAGTGGGTAGAGTTATAAATTATGAACAAACTACTGGTGTTTTAAAACTGTGGCAAGATAGAAGAGTTGCAGGATTTAGTACCGTAGGAACAGCGCAAACAAATCCAACGTATGGATATGAACTTAGATCATTTACAGGATCTCCAACTGGTAACGGAAACAGAAATATCACTCCTACAACTGGTCTTACATTGAGTATTGACAACACTTTTAACGACAACAAAACGACGATAAATAATCGTACATATTATCTTGGGATGGATTTCGTTACTGGTGTTGCTGCTCCAGAAGTAAAACAACACTCCGGAAATATTATATACGTAGATAATAGACCATCTATCACAAGATCGTCGAATCAAAAAGAAGACATAAAAGTTATCTTGCAGTTCTAAAGAATTATGCCCCAGCAAACGAATTTAAACGTAGCACCATATTTTGACGACTTTGATCCGACGAATGACTACCATAAGGTGCTTTTTAAACCTGGATATCCAGTTCAGGCAAGAGAACTATCGACTCTGCAATCTATTCTGCAGAATCAAATAGAGAAGTTTGGACAGCACTTTTTTAAAGAAGGTGCAAAAGTTATTCCAGGAAATACAGGATATTCTCAGTTATATTATGCAGTTCAGTTAACAAGCACCTATCAAGGTGTTCCTGTTGAAGCATATATTGACCAGTTAGTTGGGGCAACTATCACTGGACAGACTTCTGGAGTTACTGCTACGGTTGATAATGTTTTATATTCTGCAGATTCGGAGAGAGATAATTTAACTCTGTATGTAGCATATAAGGGATCTTCTACTAGAGATAATGCAACTCAAACCTTTAGTGATGGTGAAGAATTAATTTCCAATCAAGTAATTGCATCAGGACTTCTTGGTAACTCTGTTATCAATCCAGGAACTCCTTTTGCGCGTACAATACCATCTGGATCATCAGCAACTTCTTCTGTTTTTCAAATCGAAGCTGGGGTGTATTTTGTTCGTGGAAATTTTGTAAATGTAAATAGAGAGTCTTTAATTTTAGACCAATATTCAAATACTCCTAGTTATAGAGTAGGTTTATTTGTATCAGAGGAAATTGTAAATTCTAATGCTGATGAGTCGCTGAATGATAATTCTCAGGGATTCAATAATTATGGAGCTCCTGGAGCAGACAGATTAAAGATTTCATTATCACTTCTCAAGAAATCATTAACCGATTTCAACGATGATAATTTTATTGAGTTAGCTACAATTGTTGATGGTGTTCTCCAAACTTCTCAAGTTAAAAGAGGAAGTGCTGGAAGAGGTGGTGCAGTATTTTATGATGATTTATCAGATGTTCTTGCAAGAAGAACTTTTGATGAAAGTGGACATTATATTGTAAAACCTTTTAATGTCTCAATCATTAACTCATTAAACAATAACAGAGGAAATCAAGGATTATTAGATGCTGGTAAATTTAGTCCTAGTGGAACTCCAGTAGCTGATGATTTAGCACTTTGTAGAATAACTCCTGGTAAGGCTTATGTAAAGGGATATGAGATTGAAACAATCGCCCCAACATTTATTGATGTAGATAAACCAAGAGTAACCAGAACTATTGAAGATCAATTCTTTCAATATAACACTGGGCCAACTTTAAGACTTAACAGTGTTTACAGATCTCCAAGTGTAGGTGTTGGAAATACCTTCGTATTAAGTTTGAGAGATCAAAGAGTAGGTGTAAACTCAGAAACCGCTCCAGGAAAGGAAATTGGACTAGCTAGGGTCTTTGATTTTAAACTAGAATCGGGATCATATGATACCGCATTCCCCAAACTTAATGAATGGGGTATATCTCTGTATGATATTCAACCATTTACTGAGTTGACACTTAATCAATCAATTGATTTAACTGTTCCTGTATATGTTGAAGGAAATAGCAGTGGAGCAACTGGATTTTTAAGAAGTTCTGTAAATGCAGGTACTGCAGTAACCGTTTACGATAAAAAAGGACAATTCCTTGAGAATGAAGTTCTAATTTTTAGAAGTGGAATTTCTACTCAAAGAATTACAGAAAATAGAACTGTTAGTAGTATTACATCATATGGTGTTGGTGATGTAAAATCTGTCTATTCAAATACTGGAATTGTTGGAGGTACAAACGGAAATCCAACCGTAGGTATCAATACTTTTAGCGCAAACGTTGTTCAGTCAATCCGTGGTTCGGTAGAAAATGTTGCAAGTATTACTGGTGTAAGTGCTGGTGTAGCAACTATAACTTCCGTAAGTCCCAGAATTCCTGGTATTTTAAAAGTAAATGATTTGCTTGAGTTCTCAAACTTAGGTATCTCAGAGACTTTACCAATAGTTGCTAGAGTAACAGGAGTTGCCTCATCAAGCGTAACAGTTGAGGCAGTAGCATCTGTTGAGGGTGAAGTAGTAGGAACACTCCCATCTACTACATTCACTATGGCACAAGGTGAGTTAAAAATTCTTACTAGTGCTTTAGATATATCTTCTGATAACACCCTTTATACTCCTTTCCCCAAACAAAATATTGCGGCAGTAGATCTTACTGATGCTTCTCTTAGCATTAGAAAGACTTTTACTATTGATATTGCAGCTAACCAAATTGCTGGATCTAGTTTAATCACTCTTACATTACCTGAGGGAGAATCCTATCTTCCATTTACTGATGAAAGATATACTTTAACTAGATCTGATGGATTAATTGAAGTATTGACAGCAGATAAGTTTACTTTTAGTTCCAACGGAAGAGAGATTCAAATTAGAAATCTTTCTAACGATGATACTGGTGCTAAATTAACTGTTACCGTAGAAAAGAGAAAAGTAAAATCTAAGAAGAAAGTAAAAAATAGAGTTAGGAGTGTTATCGTTGATAAATCCATTAGCCCAGCATCTGGAATTGGATCTACAACTATAAATGATGGTTTAACATACGGAAATTATCCTTTTGGTACAAGAGTTCAGGATAAAGTTATTTCCTTGAATTCTCCAGACATTATTGAAATTCATGGTATCTATGAATCTGCAGATGCAAATCCATCCTCATTTGGATCTCCTTCAATGGAGTTGGTTCAACTGAATGGACCCACTGCAACTACTACAGACATGCTCTTAGGTGAACTTTTTGTTGGCCAAACGAGTGGTGCCTCTGCAGTTGTTAGTGAAGTTGTTAATAATACAACAATAAGATATATTAGCAAAAATAATTTTAAATTTGTAGAAGGAGAAACTATTATAGGTCAAGAAACTGAAGTTGGTGGTGTTATTAGTGATCTTGATACATCTGCTTTTGATATTTCGACGAATTACACCTATAACTCAGGACAGAGAAAAACTTTCTACAATCATGGATTTTTAACAAGAAATTCTGATGTAGAACCTCCTTCTAAGAAAATAAAAATTTATTTCAAGAGTGCTTCTTTTGATACTACAGATACTGGAGATATTGTAACAGTAGATTCTTACAATGATTTTAATTATTCAACAGAGGTCAAATCTGTTGATGGTTATATGAATACTGATATTATTGATTTGAGACCAAGGGTTGGTCAATATACAACTGCTACAGGATCTAGATCTCCACTAGAGTTCCTTGGCAGAACTTTCAATACTGTTGGAAATTCAGTACCTAATATTTTAGCTTCAAATGAAAACATCTTCTTAGATTATTCATATTATCAAGGAAGAATTGATAGACTGTATTTAAATAAAGATGGTAAATTCCAAATGAAGTTTGGACTTCCATCAGATAATCCAGTAACTCCAAACCCAGTTGATGATGCAATTGAAATTGCAGAGATTAGATATCCACCCTATCTCCATAATGTACAGCAGGTATCTATTAACTACCTGAAGTATAAGAGATTCCAGATGAAGGATATCAAAAAACTGGAAGAAAGAATTAGAAATCTAGAGTATTATACTTCATTGTCAATGCTGGAGTCAAACACAGCAAATATGTTTGTTCCAGATAGTGATGGATTAAACAGATTTAAATCAGGATTCTTTGTTGATAATTTCTCATCATTTAAGACTCAAGATTATTTCCTGTCAAGAAAGAATAGTATTGATCAAACTCATAAATTGATGAGACCATCTCATTTTACAACTTCGGTTGATTTAATGACTGGACCTGTAATTGATGTTGACCAAACGGCAGATAGAAGAACTTCTGTGGTTGAAGGTGTTAATGTAAGAAAACAAAATGATATTATCAGTCTTGAATACTCAGAGGTTGAATATGTAAAACAAACCTTTGCAACAAGAACTGAAAGTGTTACTCCATTCCTTATTAGTTTCTGGCAAGGAACTATTTCTCTTGTACCTTCATCGGATAACTGGGTAACTCAAAATAGAGTTGAAGCTGCAACTATCGATGTTCCTGGAAACTATGCTCAGGTCATGGCAGAGGCAGAGGAACAATTTAATGTTGATCCACAGACTGGATTTGCCGCTACAATTTGGAATTCTTGGGAAACTAGTTGGACTGGCGCTACTAGTGTGGTTAGAGAAACTAGACAAAGAGTAGATCACACTGGATTTGGACCTAGATTTGGTAGAGGTGGATGGATTAATGGCGGTTCTGGTGTTGCTCAATGGGTTCAACAATCTAGGGCACAAACAGTCGAAGAAACTCTTGAAACTGTAACTGAAACAGGAGTTTCTAGCAGAACAGGAACAACAACAATGGTTGTTGAAGAGTTTGAAGAAATTGATGCAGGAGATAAGGTTCTCAGTACTGAGATAATTTCTACTGTTAGGTCTAGAAATATAGAATTTTATGCAAATAACTTAAAACCAACCACGAGAATTTATGCATTCTTTGATGGTAAAGATGTTACTAAGTATTGTGTTCCCAAACTTATTGAAATTGAAATGAAGTCTGGAGTATTCCAGATTGGAGAGACTGTATCGGGTAGAGTTCTTAATCTTGGTTTATCTGAGGAAGGAAGAGATACAAATCCTTCTATTAACTTTAGAGTTGCTCAGTCTAATCATAGAAGAGGTGATTATGATTCTCCAACAGAAACATATCCAAATAATCCATATGTAACTGGAAATATTGGTATTCCAGAGGCGTATTCTTCAACATCTACCATATTGAATGTAGACACGTTCTCTCTTGCAAATCAACCACAAGGAAGTTTCTTTGGACACATTCAAACAGGAATGACCTTAGTTGGAGAAACTAGTGGTGCTGAAGCAACTGTAACTAATTTAAGACTTGTTACCGACATTTCTTCTGCTCTTGGTGGTAGTTTCTTTATTCCAGATCCATCTAATAGAGATAATCCAACTTTTGAAACTGGAACGAATACATTTACATTGACAAATGATCCAGACAATGATCAAAATGCTGCCACTACAATTGGAGAGGAAGCATATCCAACTTCAGGAAGTCTAGAAACTGTACAAGGACAAATTATTTCTGTTAGAAATGCAAGAATTGAAAACAGACAGGAATTTGAATCAGAACTTGTCAATAGAACTCTTGATACGGAAGTTGTTTCCTCCAGAAATATTGGTGAGGCTACTATAAGCGAAAGAGTTGTTGGATGGTATGACCCTCTTGCACAATCATTCCTTGTTCAGGAATCACCTGGTGTATTCTTGACCAAGTGTGATGTATTCTTCCGTACAAAGGATGATTCAAACGTTCCAGTTAGATTCCAACTGAGAACAATGAAAGATGGTTTCCCAACACCAAATGTATTGCCGTTCTCTGAGGTGGTTTTACATCCAGAAGAAGTTATTACTTCGGATGATGGTACAGTTGCAACAACTATTGAATTTGAAGCACCAGTTTATCTGGAAGGAAATGCTACTGAATATGCAATTTGTTTGATTTCTAACTCTACAAAGTATAGTGTTTATATTTCTAGAGTTGGTGAAAATGATATTGTTAGCGACACATACATCTCTAACCAACCCACACTTGGATCTCTGTTCAAATCACAGAACGCATCTACATGGGAAGCAAGTCAGTGGGAAGATCTCAAATTTACTCTCTATAGAGCAGAATTTGAATCGACTGGAAGTATTGAACTTTATAGCCCAGAACTTGATGAAGGCAATAAGCAAATTGCTACTCTGGTACAGAATCCAATTAATGTTGTTTCTAAACAAATTCGTGTTGGACTTGGAACTACTGTTCATGATGTTGACTATGAACTTGGAAATACTTTCTTCCAAGGTCCATCTTCAAAACCAACTGCAACTGGAGATCTTGTAGGAGTTGCTGCAAGTGCTACTGGAACATTAACTATCACAAATCCAGGTATTGGTTATACACCAGCAGATGGAACTGCAGGATTCTCTAATGTAAATCTAGTTACTGTTTCTGGAACTGGTGTAAATGCAACTGCAAACATTACCATTCAAAATGGAGTTGCTATTGCGGCAACAATCACTGGTGATGGAGGAAATGGATACCAGATTGGCGACGTATTGACTCTTGGAAATATTGGAGTTGCTAGTGTTGGTAGAAATGTTAGATTTACTGTAGCAGGAATTGGATTAACAACACAATTGATACTTGATAATGTTCAAGGTGATTTTGCGGTTGGTGCTGCTGGAACTATTAAGTTTATCAATAACGCTGGTATTTCAACAGAACTCAATGGACTAACTGGTGGTGGTGATGTCACAATTCCTACTGGTGGAATAACTGAAGTCTCTGATGGTATTCACATTAAGGTAAACCATAGGAATCATGGCATGAACTTTGATGATAATATCGTTAGAATATCTGGAGTTCTACCTGATGTTAAACCAACAAAACTCACTGTCGCATATGACAAAGCATCTACAGATCCAATAACAGTCTCAGATGCATCGGCATTCAGTAGTTTTGAAGGAGTTGGTATTGGCACAACCAATACAGGTTTACTTTTGATTGGAGAAGAACTGTTAGAATATACTTCTTCTACTGCCACTACAATCGGCGGAATTACAAGAGGTGTTCTTACAAAGTCATATCCAGTTGGAACTAAGGTTTATAAGTATGAACTTGGTGGAGTAAGTCTTGCAAGAGTTAATAGAGCACATACCTTAAGTGCAGCTACTGTACCCAATCCAATTACTTTGGATTCATATCATATCAAACTTGATATGGCTCAAAAGTATGGTAATGGTAATACAGATTCTCTTGGTGCCACTAATAATGCCGATAGAAGTGTTAACACACCTTTCAACAAATTATTCATTGGAGGAAACAAATCTACTGGTGGAGAAAATGTAAAAGCAACTCAAAACATTGCATTTGAAGGTATCAAACCACTTGTTCATAATATAACGGTCGAAGGAACCACCCTTACAGCAACTGTTAGAACTACCACTGCTCAAAGTATCAGTGGAGATGAAATTCCATATGTAAATGCTGGATTTGAAGATATTACTCTTAACCAGAATAATTACTTCAATACTCCTAGAGCAATTTTCTCCAAGGAAAATGAGGATGCTAAGTTGGCTTCCTTAACGGGCAATAAGTCACTTCAAATGAGACTTCTGCTTGGAACAACTAATACTAAAGTAACTCCACAAATTGATCTTCAAAGATGCAGTCTCGAAACATTCTCAAATAGGATTAATAGTGAGATTACAAATTATGCAACGGATCCTAGAGTAAATAGTCTCTTTGATGACCCAAGTGCATGTCAATACATCTCTAAAGAGATAACCCTTGACAGCCCTGCTTCTTCTATAAGAATCATGCTCGATGCACATGTCAATCAAGAAAGTGATATTAGAGCATTCTATTCCACAAGTGCTGACCCTGGATTTGAACCAATCTTTATACCATTCCCAGGTTATGCTAACTTGAATACGAGAGGTGATATTATCAACGAAGAAGATAGTAATGGAACGACAAATGTATTTGTCGAACCTTCGTCAAGACAAGGATTTAAGTATGAAGATTTTGAATTTAAAGAGCATGTATTTGAAATTGATAAACTTGCCTCGTTTAGATCTTACAGAATCAAGATCGTTCTTGCTTCAACAAGTCAAGTACTTGTTCCAAAAGTAAAAGATTTACGAGTAATCGCTTTCGCATAAAATGGATATCTATTCTGTTAAAGGTCATAAGGATCTCGCCAGAGATCCTGAAACCAATACTATTGTAAATGTAAATAGACTTGAGTATGAACAATACGTTGCCAAAAGAAAAGCAAAATCTGAAAAGAATCAACAAGTACAGACAATGGAAGAAGATCTTGCTAATGTAAAAAGTGAACTTAATGAAATCAAGTCATTACTAAAGGAGTTAATTAATGGACCCAAATAAGATTGAGATAAAAGGTTTAGAAAAATCCTTTGCATATCAAAAGATTGCGGCTGAGATAGATAGTTGTGATGATCATGAAATGTTGAAGAATATTGCAAAGTCTTTTGCAAAATTATATTATAAACAGCAAGAAACAATCGCAATTATAGGATAATAGAATGTCCAATAAAAAAATTCAATTCGATGATCTTGGATCAACATCAAGAGTAAATTTTGATGCTAATCAATACTCGGATAATTTTTTTGGATTTAGGGTAGTTGGTGCTGGAGATACTGCTATTAATTTGACTGGATATGCATTTACTGGATCGATAAAGAAACATTCTGGTGCAGGATTGACAGCAACCGATACAATTAATCTTGGTTTTAATACGGAGGGTAGAAGTTCTGGAATTGTTACAGCGATAGTTACTGCTGGTGTTTCTACAAACTTTAATAAAAACTCTCCAAGATATACTTATGAAATAGATGTAACTAATCAATCAACAACAAAAAAGACAAGAATTGTTAGTGGAGATATTAATGTAGACGTAGGAGTTACTGAATCTGATATTGGAGAAAACATAAAATGTATTGCGGTCATTGACGAATCTAATGATGGCGCAACAGTTTCGGTTAATGAGTGGCAAGAATGGAGAGCATCTTTTCCTGAAAGAAAGCATTATATTCTTCAACCAACTTCTACAGGCATTGCTATTACATCAGAGTTAATGACTAACGCAGTTCAAGCAGTGTATGCTAGTGGATTTGGTGATGGTAGATTAGTTCAGGGTGTAAATAGAGATGAAGGCAATTCTGCAAATAGATCTGATTGGTTTGGAATAGTAGGACTTCAAACAGGAGTTGATACTAGAGTTGGATTGTTTGTTGATGTTTCTGGTAGTATGGAGTTATCAACAGTTCAAGCATCATATGATAAATTTTTATCTGACTGCTCGACTGCTGGAATTGAAATAAATCCAGAATCAAATTCTGCTGAAGATTGGCTTGAACCATTTACAGGGATAATCTAATGGCAAAACAATTAGTAAATGTAGATACAATAGAAAAAGATATAATCATTCCAAAAGGAGTTGATTATGAACAGTCTTTTACTATTATTGATAAAAATACCGGTGCTGGAGTTAATTTTACTGGATTTGCTTCATGCAAAGTAACGTCTAAATTCAAACAAAATTTTGAAAATGTTTCTTTTGCAGGAACATTTAGTTCTACTTTTACAGGTTCTGGAGTTATTACATTATCTCTAACAGATGTTCAAACATCAAACCTATCCATAGGTAGGTATTTTTATGATGCTGTATCAACTTTGGAATTTAAACCTGGTGCAGATGTTAATTCTGAACTGCAAACTGTAAGACTAGTTCAAGGTCAAATTATAGTAGAATAAATACTCTTAGGAAACTAGTGAATAAATGGCTCAACCAGCAAGTAGGACAGATTTAATCAACTATTGCAAGAGGCAACTTGGTGCTCCTGTGTTGGAGATCAATGTTGCGGATGAGCAAATTGATGACTTGGTTGATGATGCACTTCAGTATTTTCATGAAAGACATTTTGACGGAGTAACCCAGACATTCCTGAAGTATAAGGTTACTCAAGAGGATATTGATAGGGGTAAAGGAAGAGCTAGTAGTAACCCTATCGGTATCGTAACTACCACCGCAAATGCTACCATCGTAGGAACTGCAACCACCTTCTCCTACGAAGAAAACAGTAATTATTTACAGATTCCACCACATGTTATAGGAATTTCAAAGATTTTCCACTTTGATGGATCAAACACTACAACAAATAATATGTTTAGTGTTAAGTATCAACTATTCCTGAACGATATTTACTACTTTGGATCGACAGAAATATTAACCTATGCAATGACAAAGAGATATCTTGAGGATATCGATTTTGCATTGACTACACAAAAACAAATTAGATTTAATCAAAGACAAGATAGATTGTATCTTGATATTGACTGGGGAAGTGTTACAGTTGACGATTATATTGTTATTGACTGCTACAGACTTTTAGATCCTAATGATTATACAAGAGTATATAATGATTCTTTTGTCAAGAGATATTTGACTGCTCTTATTAAAAGACAGTGGGGACAAAATCTAATTAAATTCCAAGGAGTAAAACTTCCTGGTGGAGTTGAACTAAATGGAAGACAAATTTATGATGATGCAGAAAAAGAATTAGATAAGATTAAAGAAGTCATGTCAAATACCTACGAACTTCCACCCTTTGACATGATAGGCTGATGTTAAATCCATATTTTACTCAAGGAACTAAATCTGAACAAAATCTTGTTCAGGAGTTGATCAACGAACAGTTGAGAATGTATGGTGTTGACATCTATTACATTCCAAGAAAGTATATGGCAGAAAAGACTGTCATAAGAGAAGTTGTTCAATCTAAATTTGATAATGCTCTACCTATTGAGGCATATGTAGATAATTATGATGCATATTCTGGAGCAGGAGATGTTCTATCGAAGTTTGGTATTGAATCAAAAGACGAGGTAAGACTTATTATCTCTAGAGAGAGATATGAAAACTATATAACTCCTTTGATTCAGGGGAAGTCAAACATAAAACTGTCAACTAGACCTAAGGGTGGAGATTTAATTTGGTTCCCACTTGATGATCGTCTTTATGAAATTAAAGACATCGAATATGCAAAACCATATTATCAACTTCAAAACCTTTATGTTTATGAGTTGTATTGTGAACTCTTCCGCTATCAGGATGAGGTTATCGATACTGGAATTGACGATATCGATAATGAACTCCTTGGAGACGAATCTGATGGACTGACTGATGATGGTATCAGCACCATACAAGGCATCACACAGACCCTCACGATGGTTGGAACGGCAGTTAATGCTACCGCAGTCACAGGTCTCGTTGACGGGGGTGTGAGGTCGTTTACAGTGACCAATAGAGGTGGTGGTTATGGTATGGTCCCAACAGTTAATATTGGTGCTGCTCCATCTGGAGGAGTAACTGCTGTTGGTATTGCAACGATGATTGGAGGAATCAATGTTTGCAATTTAAATGCCAATCCCAGATTGCAATCCGTACAAGCAGTTAATGTTGCAAATCCAGGATCTGGTTATACGGTTGCACCTACAGTTACATTCAGTACCACTGACGGAACTGGATCTGGTGCTGCTGCAACTACAGTTATTGGAGACGACATTGTAGGAATAGTAACGATTACAAACCCTGGTGGTGGTTATATAACTAATCCAGTAATTACGTTTACTAACGAAGTATTTAAGGCTGGTGTAACAACTGTTGGAGCAGCAGCAACTGCTGTTGTTAGTGCAGGAGGAACCATTACCAACATCTACCTGACAAATACAGGTGTTGGATACTCTGTAGCACCAACGATTTCTATCGCAGCACCAACCAGTGGAACAAATACTGGAAACTTTGTGTTCAATGAAACAGTAACAGGATCCTCTAGTGGAACAACTGCAAGGGTTAGATCTTGGAATACAAGCACTAATGTTCTAGAAGTTGCAAATATTTCTGGTTCGTTTACTAGAGGAGAAACGTTAACAGGAGCAACTTCTGGTGCTACACGTACATTAAGAGTTATTGATAAGACTGTCGATAGCGATCCTTATGCAGACAACTTTGATATAGAAACTGCTGCAGATTCTATCCTTGACTTTAGTGAACAGAACCCATTTGGCATTCCCTAAATAATAATATTGTTGGGACTAATAAACTTAAGGTTTAATCATGTTTGAATATTTTTACAACGAAATTCTGAGAAGAACCATCATTGGATTTGGAACTCTTTTCAATTCTATTGAGATCCAGCAGGAGGAATCTGTTATTAGAATCCCATTGGCTTATGGTCCCACACAAAAATTTCTGGCAAGAATTGAGCAGTCTCCAGACCTCAACAAACCAATGGCAATTACTTTGCCGAGGATGTCATTTGAGTTTACTGGATTAACATATGACCCTAGCAGAAAAGTTAGTACTACACAGACTTTTGTAGCTAAAGATAAAGATAATGGAACGGAAACTAAAAAAACGTTCATGCCAGTTCCATACAATATGCAGTTTGAGTTGAGCATCTATACAAAATTAAATGATGATGCCCTTCAAATTGTAGAACAGATTTTACCATATTTCCAACCATCATACAATTTAACTATTGAATTGGTTGATCAAATTAGAGAAAAGAGAGATGTTCCAATTGTCTTGGAAAGCGTTACGATGCAAGACGATTATGAAGGAGACTTTTCGTCTAGAAGAGTTTTATTTTATACTTTAAGATTTACCGCCAAAACATATCTGTTTGGACCATCTTCTTCCGCATCCAAAGATATTATCAAAAGGTCTACTGTCAGTTATCTTACTGGAACAGACACATCAAACACCAGAAGAGAAATCACTTACTCTGCTACAGCAAGAGCACTTAAGTCTTACACAGATAACGTTGTTACTACTCTTGCAGCAGATATCACTGCAACTGCAAAAACAATTCAAGTTGAGGATGCAACAGGAATTAAAGCAGACAAGTACATCTTTATTGGTGACGAAGAACTATTTGTGAGATCAAAAACTGGCAATAAACTCACTGTTGATAGAGGAAGAGATAATACAAAGGCAGAGAAGCATGTTGCTGGTGCGGAAGTCAAGGGAATTGACTACACAGAAACTTCAACACCAACTTATGGCCCTATCGGTGCTGATAGTGCCTTGATTGAAGATGGTGACAACTTCGGTTTTGATGGTGGATTTGTATGATGCCCAAAAATTTTGACGATCTCAATGAAACTTTTAATGTCTCAGATGACATTGTGAAAGCAGAAGTTGTTAATAAAGAGTTGGATACTGTAAAATCTAATTCAGATGATGTGAAAAAGGATTATGAATACACTAGAGGGAATCTATATAGTATAATCGAAAAAGGCCAAGAAGCGTTAAATGGTGTCCTTGAACTTGCTCAAGAAAGTGAGATGCCTAGAGCATATGAAGTTGCAGGTCAATTAATTAAGAACGTTGCTGATGCAACAGATAAATTATTAGATTTACAGAAAAAACTCAAGGATGTAGAAGAGGAGAAACAAGCAAAGGGGCCATCTACAGTCAACAATGCTCTGTTCGTTGGGTCCACTGCAGAACTAGCAAAAATGCTCAAAAATGGATTAAAAGAGGACAATAAATAATAAAATACAGGAGATATATTAGACGTGGCATTAAAGAAGCCTTCAGACTTTTTTGGGAATACTAAGAAGACTCCTCTTGATGAAGTTAAAGAGGAATATATTTCTGCGTCTCCCGAAAGAATAGAACAGGTCTCAGAGGCATTTGATGCGTTTAAATCAAACTTAAATCATATTCAATCATTAACAGATTTCACTTCTACCTTTGATAGTTTTAAGAATAATCTTGAGAAGGTAGAAAATGTATCCATTGAAATAAATGAGATCAAGAGTGAGATAAAGGACTTAATTAAAAAAGAAGATCTAGACAGTGCCATGATGGCACAACTTCTTTTTGTAGAGAAATCAATATCTAAAATTGAATCAAAAGTTTCATCAATCAATAACAATGCTGTTGATGAAATAAATGAAAACTTTGAAAATTTATCTAATACTGTAGATAATTTTCTTAGTGTTGATGTACCGAAGTATAAAAAACTAGTAGCAGAATCTGAGGTTAGAGTAGACGATAGATTCGTAAAATTTAAAGAAAGTATTGAAAATAATTTAGATTCAATTAAAGTAGATGTTAACAAAGAAGTTACTACTGCTTTAACAGATGTCCAGTCAATTAACGAGAATGTTATATCTGGGCTAAAAAAAGATTTTAAAACAACAACCAAAGATATCAATAAGACTGTAAATCATCTTATTGATGAAGAACTTCCAAGGTATAAAAAGTTTTTTGCAGAAACCGAAGTAAAAACTGAGGAGAAAATAAACGCTGCGATTCACTCATATAAAGAAACTATTGAAAATCTGAGTGAAAGAGTAAAAGATTTTACAGAGCAAGAAATACCCAAGTATAATAATCTTTTAGTAGAAACAAAATTAAAAACAGAAGAAGAAGTCAAAGAACTTGAAGAAGAAGTTCTTTCTAAAATTAATAATTTATCAAAGAAAGTCTTATCACTCTCAGAAAACATTGAGGAGAAAACCTTCGACAAGGTTGAGTCTCTTCAAGGTGTTGTAAAAGAATACAAAGAAGAAATTGAATCAATCTCTAAAAGATATGATACTCTTCAAAAAGATTTTACTGGCAGAGTAGTTCATGAAGATAAAAAATTAGAGCAATATTCTAAAAAACTCAACAAGTTTTCCAAAAGATTTTCTTTTATTGAAGAAACTCTTACTGAAGATGTAAGAGAGTTAAAAGAAAATTTAGAGACAAATACGACGAAACACTATACCGATCTCAAGGCTGAGATTGATGGTGTAGGACAAAATATTGCTCAAACAGTAAAGGATTTAGAAGTCAATATTGTTATTAATGAGGAACATCTCAAAAAACAAAATGAGTATATTGGAAATATTCAGGAAGAAGTTAGAGAGGTCTTAGAAAAACTTCAATTAGATGTACTGGAAAAGAAAAATGCTCAGTTAGTTGAGCGCATTGTACATATTGAAGAAGTATTCTCAAAAATCAATGAGAAAACTTTACTTACAGAAGACAATCCAACCTTACCTGGAGATCCTTCCACAAACAATTCAAAGGATCCTCTAACTCCCTTAGATCAAAAGTTTGTAACTTTAGATCAACTACAAAATCATTACAGAACATTCATCAATAGAATTCAGCAACAAATTGCTACCATTGGTGGTGGTGGAGCTGGATTTATCAAAGATCTTGATGATGTCACTTTTGATGTTGGTGTAGGAACAGGAAAACTTTTAATTTATGATGGTGCTAAGTGGGTAGGTATTGCTAGCACTGCAGTTGGTGGTGGAGATGCCAATCAATTAGCAGAAAATACTGTTGGAACAAATCTCGTACTTTCGGGCAATTTAAGTGTTGCTGGAATTGCAACATATGAAGATGTAAGAAACATAGATTCTATTGGTATTGTTACCGCAAGAAGTGGAATTGAGGTAAATACTGGCGCAGCAACTACTGCTTTGCTTGTTCGTGGTGATGCAAGAATTACAGGTATTCTCACGATTGGTCAATCATCTGTTACTATTGACGGTGATAATAATACTATTACCACAGGTATTGTCACTATTACCAACTCTCAGGTTATTCTGGGCGATAATGTTACTATTAATGCTGCTGCCACAGGTATTAACTCTGCACCAAATGTTCTGTATGTTGCAAAGGATGGTAATGATTCAAATAATGGTACATCAATTGATAATGCAAAACTAACCATTGCAGGTGCTGTTGGTATTGCCCAATCAGGAACAGTAATTAAAGTTCTTTCTGGCAACTATGTAGAAAATAATCCTATTGTATTGCCCGCATTTACTGCAGTTGTTGGTGATGATTTAAGAACCGTCAAGGTTTTGCCGAGCAATGCAACACAAGACCTGTTCCATGTTAACAAAGCATGTAAATTGGCCAACATGACCTTCTCTGGACATCTTCATCCAGCAGCTGCTGTTGCTTTCCCATCAGCAGGGGCAACTAATGTTG